GTCCGTTCATCATTCGGAGAAACTCAATGACGACCAATCCAGATTTAGTCAAGGCCACTTTCACAAAGATCATTGCGGACGGTAGTATTACTCTTACCGACGCTCTGTATCTTATGGAGTTGCTCCTGAAGCTAGACTGGACTGTTGTTGAGCACTTCTTCACCACTGACGGCGACCCCCAAAAAGGGTCGAACTCGCAAGAGTTGGTCATCCCGCGATTAACTCGCTGGAAGGCTTTTCTGTTCAAGTGGCTAAAATGATTGAATTAGGTCGGGATGATTGTCTGCTCGCTGATCACGAGCCTCTCCTAAGCACCGCTTTATGCCCAACCCGGGCTCGAGGCGTGGAGAGTAAATGCAGTAAAGGAGGAACTTATGCCCAAAAACTTCATCGACACTAACAACGCCGACGGAACAGGCAGCTATTATCGTCAGGTCATTGGAGCTTCACAGCCCAAGCCGTACGATAAACCGCTGCCGTATGAGTATAAGTTTATCCGCACTATCACTGCAACAAAGTCTGGACTATACACCTCCTTTGGAAATATGGCAAACGCCGGATCTTCTAAGGGAAATCTGTTAGCTGGACCAAGATCATGGGAGGACGATGTACTTCGCCAGTTCATTACCCAGGCTACAAATAAATGCCTGGATAAATTTTACAACGAACTGGATGAAGCAGCAATGTTAGCAGTGAACTTCGCAGAAAGACAACAAGCCATCGGGATGATGGGCTCTCGTCTTATGCAATTGGCGCGATTTGCAAAAGCGCTTAAGAAGTTCGATCTGGTTACGGCCGCCAAGTCCCTCGGTCTCGACCCGGAATCCGGTATACCTAAGGTATATCGACCCGGTAAGAAACCGAAAGGGTGGTCTAACGCTAAGCAACGTGGAAAAATCGTTGCGAACGCTTGGTTGGAATTTCATTTCGGGTGGGAACCCTTAGTGAAAGACATATTCCATACCATTCAGATCCTGCAGTCGCCAATGTCTGGCAAGACCATCGAAGTCAAAGCCTCGGTCCCATTGAAATCTGGGATCGATCAAGTTGTTGGCTTTGAACAGATTAGTCGATCGGTCGAAGGTTATGTGTTACACAAGTGTGGTGCAACGCTACACGTCACTGACGCAAATGCCTATGCAGCTAACAGGTTAGGTTTGACAAACCCGGCCGCTGTCGTGTGGGAGCTCATTCCATTTAGCTTCGTCGTTGACTGGTTCACTACGGTTGGAAGTTTCATCAACCAGTGGACTGATCTCGACGGTGTCAAGCTAATTGATCCATGGAATGCCACAACGCTCAGTATTACTTCGGAATATTCTAAGCTGTATGCCCTTGATGGGTCAGCATTATATGTTTTATCCGAAGGCGTTCTCTTTAGCAGACGATTGGGAATCGAGCGCTACAAAATAGCGTTTCGTCCTCTCAAGAGATTGTCAATGGTTCGTGCAGCCACTGCTATTGCACTTCTTATGCAGTTTTTACCACGGTAAAGACTGTTTTCCCTTCAATTAGCCCTTAGGGGCGCATATTTTAGAAAGAAAGACAGATAATGGCACAAATTGCTGATATCCTGATCAAGAAAGCAGACGGTACTACCGACATCACCTATTCAGCTATTTGCCCGAGTTCGGGCGACGGAGTCCCTGCAGTCTGGCGGTCTGAGACCGTTGGTTCTGCTATGGCTCACCGCCCGGAAATCCGGCTAGCTGCAAAGGATGGTCAAAATGGTGCGAAGCGCGTCTTCCGGGCCACATACGTGTACCCGCAGATCGCGACAAACACCACCACTGGCGTCACTTCAGTTGTTGATCGTGTCATGGCCTCTTTCGACTTGACCTTCCCCAAGGGGATGGCTCAGGTTGATGTTAATGAGGCCGTAACACAGTTCTGCAACCTGGTGGCGTCTGGTCAGATTAAGAATGCCCTGAAATCGGGTTATTCTAACACCTAACCAGAAGGAAACTTCAGTGAAAGACCTTATGACGTCGCAGATGCACAAGGTGGCCCTAGCCTATATGGAAGGGCTCGGCAGCCCACGCTCGTTAACAGTAGCAATTCTTCTACGCTACAACGAGTGGGACCAGCTTCTGAAACTTAGCTGTGATCCACACCAGTATACCGACTACCTTCAGTATTATCGAGACACTTGCGCTACCGACTTTCTTCGGAAAGTTGAGTGTAAGGTCCCAGGTATTGACCCAGAAGCTGCCGCCAAAGAAAAATGGTGGGAAGCTGAAAGGGCTTGTTGGTGTACAAACCGTCGACTAAACAGCATCTTCGATTTTGGTACAGATCTTAATGGTCTGCCAGTTCCGGAGCGCATCTTGGAGTTCTTCCAGGATGTGAAAAGAATGGTTGAATGGTTGATAGGGGATGGACCCCCCTCGTCTTTTGATGGACGATTTGGGCCTGGTGCAACGCTGTCGGACCGTGCGGAGCAAACTACCGTTCCACACAAAATGTCTTCTAGTCCAACTTTGACTTCCTCCGCCCTTTACTACTTAGTCCCCTGGACAGGGACGAAATGGGCAGCGGCTTGCGCCGCAAGAGGAGAACGTTTTCAAATAGCAAATGGTAATAAGTTCTTTACCGTCCGTAAAACGGCCTTAACACACAGATCGTGTGCAAAGGAACCGTCGATCAACGGATACTTTCAGCTGGGCTTAGGCTCAGTTGCGAGAAACCGTCTTAGATCGCGAGGCATTGACCTCGATAACGGGCAGGATCTCCACAGGCGGGTTGCCTGCGAAGCCTCCATAACTGGAGGGTCCTGTACTATTGATTTGCGTTCAGCCAGTGATACCAGTTGCACTTCCCTAGTCAGGAATGTGACACCCCGTAAGTGGCTCGCCCACTTTGAGGACCTCCGCAGTCGTACTACATTAATTGACGGCAAAGAGGTCGTGCTGGAGAAGTTCTCCAGCATGGGCAATGGTTTTACGTTCGAACTCGAAACGACGCTGTTCGCAGCTATCGTTTTAGCAGTCGCTCCTTGGCTGACGCCAGGGGTCGACATGTTCGTCTACGGTGATGACATAATCGTCCCGACAGATGTGAGTGAAGACGTGATATGGGCGTTAAAGTTCTGTGGTTTTACTCCAAACCTGGATAAGACCTTTGTAACAGGACCTTTTCGGGAATCATGCGGTGGGGATTTCTTCCTAGGCAAGCCCGTTAGGGCTTACTTTTTGAAGGAGTTCCCAAGTGAACCGCAACAATGGATTTCCCTTGCCAATGGAATTAATCGCGTTATTGAAAATGTTCGCGATGATCCTAATCTTCATCATGCTCTACGTCGTAGCTGGTTTCGCGTTTTGGACGCTTTACCAACTAATGTACGTAGGTGTAGAGGACCGATCTCACTCGGAGACCTCGTCATACACGATGCAGAAGAACGATGGCAAACCCGCTGGCGCAGTAGCCAGATACGATACGTCCAAGTCTACCGACCCGCAAGATACCGCAAGGTGTCTTTCGCTAGGTTTGACGCAGACATACAACTGGCCGCTGCATTATACGGAGTAGTCCTGAGCCCCCAAAAGGTATCGCCACGAGTGTTACGTCATTGGCCGGAAGGCTATGACAATCGTGGACTGATCCCAAGGGATGCTGTGACGGGTTACAAAGTAGGTTGGGTACCGTTCAGTTAGTACGACGGTACAAGGGAGTTAACACCTCCTTTCAGAGTTTACCGACTTCCGTATCTGGAAATCGGAGGGTTGTGCCCTTA